GAATGTCATTGAATAGGTACCTCGTGAATCTTAAATGTGAATTTCTCTGATCCGTACAGTTTGATTCTCTCGGCAGCGTGGTTCAGCGTGTAATTTCTGTGTTTCTTCCAGTGAAGGTCATCAGCGATATCAAACACCTTTGTGGGTCTTCCATCGTCTGATTTTCTGAGGCCTCTGCCGATTGATTGAAGTATTCTTATTTGAGATTTAGACGGTGACGCGAAGATGATGTTGTGCAGGTTTCTGATATTTATACCGGTAGAAAACGTACCCATGGATGCCACAATGATCGCATCCTTCTCCTTCTCGGTGATGGCGCGAATTCTTTCACGTTCATCAGTCTCAACATCACCTGAGACGAAGAACAGCTGTCGCGTTCTGCGTGGAAGTTCGTTCAGCTTCTCATCGATCATTTGGTACAACGGCTTTCCATGTTTCTCCACGTAGTTGTACAGAATCAGCGTGTTTCCCTCCTGAGCCATGGCCAAGTTGCGAATGAATTTGTTTCTTCCCTGATGCCCTATGATGAAGTCGATTTCTTGCTGATAATCGTATTTCTTTGCTTCCTGGCAAACCAGATCAGAATACTTCATGAGCAGAACATCGATCGAGAGTTGTGCCAGAGCGTTGGAATCCATTAATTCCTTCGTGGTAGTGACGCGATGAACTGGGCCGAATAATCCCTCGAGAACCAACTTATGAGTCTGCGTGCCGTCCAAGGTTCCGGTCGTACCGATACGGTACTTGGCATCACGTAACTTTTCCATGATGGAACTCAACGATTTTGCCTTGAATGTGTGAGCCTCGTCTCCCACAACCATCCCATACGGTTCAAACCAACGGGCATCCATCTTGTATATGGACTGCCAAGTCGTAATGACCACACGAGAGTTGATGTCCATCTTCTCTTTGCCAGAGTAGATTCGATGGCACTCCGCCTCGTTGTCCCAGCTCTCATCTAACGTTGAGTAGTCCTTGAAGTCAGTGAACATCTGTTCGACTAGAGATGTTGTAGGAACAATCAGCAGAACTTTCTTCGAAGGATTCTCTTCCAGAAAATACCGAATCAGGCAGTAGATGATGAGTGACTTACCAGAGGCCGTGGGACTGAGCAGTAGAGAACGGTAATGAACCAGTGCGTGATGAATCGCCTCGAGCTGGTAGTCACGTGGCTCGATCGCTTTTCCGTTGGCATAAAGCTGCAAGGTATCCGTAAAGGTCTTGACGGCGTCTAGATCCAGGTATGCCTGAGCATCGGCTCTTCCGTAGTAGTCAGAATCGACGTGCTCGAGGGTGCAACCACGAACCTCTGCAAATTCATCGAGGTACGGTATCAGACCACCGTACAGGGTCTTGGCTCGAGAATCAAACAGACGAATTTTGCCATCCCAGAACTTGTTCTTGTAGGCCGGCATGAACTTGTAGCCGGGAACGAAGAACGTGAAGAAATCGGATAGCTCGTATGCCGTCGACGGTTCACAATCGACCGTGACGAAAACCTCGTTCTTCTTCTGGACTTTGATGACCTCAGACACCGCTCGTAAATTTCTTCCACTCGATCATGTTCTTGATCGTCTGGTGGCGCCACTTCACGGAGTCTAGGATCTCTTGCAGAGTCTCGACCAGAGTCTTCAGGTAAATGATCTGAGCCTCTGACTTCTGCAGCTCAGGATCAGAATTGAAGTAGTAGTCCATGTCGGACTTCATGATCTTCAGGCCATTAAATGGATCGTACGGCCAACCATACTTGTCGATGGTTTCCTTGTCCAACTTGCCGTTGAAATGAAGCCACTTGTCTCGCAGCAGAGTTTTCTGGTCAAGCTCAAACTTCTTCAGCCTGAGCTTTGCGGTCGACAGAAGTTCCAGATACTTCGCGTGCAGACGTGCTGTTTGCTTCGACGCCTCATCGAGGTTCAGGTCATCAATGACGGAATCTTTTTTCCACATCTCGTGGATCTCTTCAATGTTGATCATAATGTAATGGACTGTAAGTATCTATCTTACTTCAGAAAGTAGAAATGGGAATACTGAAATGAGGCATCAGCGATGACATACTCCACGTCAGTGTTTTGCGTATGAAAGTCTATTGCGCCGATTGCGACTGGAAATGCCTCGACAAATCTCACCTGACGAATCACGTTGTTGCTACTTGTCAAAATGTGCAGCGTGATATCGTAGGCGTTAATTGTCCCAGTGTTCGCGTTGTCCACCATCCAATTGAACAGCTCGATGTAATTATCCATGTTCTCCGTGATCATGTAACGAATGTCTAGCGGAGAATAAATTACTTTTTCACCAGGATATGAATTCTGTTTGTTACGAAACGGAGCATTTGCCTCGGTGGCAGAGACCGATGGGAGAGGTGAAGAAATGCAGAAGTACTCGGTATTTGAAAACTTTGTCGAGTCGATCGTCAGCTTGAACCCGTTCGGGGACAGCAGGTTTTTGTTCAGCGTGAGATTGTTCATGCCATTATTTATCGTCACAAAAAGAGGGCCCCCTTTCGAGGGCCCTCAATTAGTGTATCAGTTACTTCGGCTGACGTATTAGACGTCGAGCAGGTCAGTGACCTTGAAGATACGGAAGTAACGATTGGCGCGGTTGGTTCCGAGACCGTTGTCGGTCTGGGTGCCAGCGACTGTAGCCTCAGCGAACGGATTGGCGACCATGCCGTAGCGGGTCTTGAATCCGATGCGTGGCTGGAAGTCAGACTGACCGACTGCGCGGACCATTGTCAGTGGGACATATGGGGCGTAGAAGAGTCCGGCATCGTATGGGTTCGTTCCACGATATCCAACCGTGACGTAGTCAAGTGTGGCATATGGATCGATGTACACCTTGGTACGACCATTGAGAACACCAGCGAAGGTGTTGCCTGTGTCGTCAACCTCGAGGTTTGTGCTCAGAGCAGGAGCATAATCCAGCACGCCGGCAGCGGCGAGGGCTGTTGCAACGTCGGATGAGCAGAGGATGAAGTTACCCTTACCGCGGCGTGTTGCCTTGGCGATCTGGTTGGCTTCGCGCTCGATCTGAACGAGGAGACCCTTGAACTTTTCAACGTTCCAACGGCCGTCAGCATCGGTCTTCAGTGAGAAGGTTCCGGCAGCGGTGATATTGGAGCTTGATGCGCCGAGGATGGCCTTGACGTTGATCGTGCGGATAACTTCGCGATTGATTTCAGCGAGGATTTCGGCCGAGAGGATGTTGGCGAGCTCGGACTCAGCATCGAGACCGTGAACGGCCTTGAGGTCCTGAGCGAGTTCCATCGTGTATTCGGCCTTCAGAGCGCGTGAGCGAGCTGTGACGGTAGCCTTCTCGATGGAGAATGCCATTTCGCCGAAAGATCCAGCACCGGATGAGCCAGAGCCCAGACCTTCAGCTGTAGCTGTGGTCATTGCGTGACCAACTGCGAAGTCGTCAGCGATTGTGTCGGTGTTAGAATCTGTGCCAGGGAGTGAGGAAGAAGATCCAGCGTTAGCTGTGCCGTTTCCTGCGAAACCGGAGTTGGCCTCGTTGAAGAGAGCTTCTGTGCCACCCTGTGAGGTGTACTTGCTCTTCATAGCGAAGATCAGGCCGGTAGGACCGCTCATTGGCTGCACGCCAGCGATATCATAAGCGATCAGGTTTGGCATCGAGCGACGAACGAGGCTGATGAGGATTGGATCCCAGTTAGCCAGGTTGCCTGTTCCACCGGTTGTAGCATTGGCTGCTGTCTCGGTGATTGGCTGGAAGCTCGATTGAGCACGCTCCTCGCGGAGGGCTTTCTCTTGCTGCTCGAGGATGACGGCGGTAACTGCCTTGCGGTAGTTATCCTTGATGGAAGGCAGATCCTTGTGCTCAAGGATTGGTGCCCACTTCTTTTGTAGGTTTTCTGAGTTGAACATTTTAGTAATTTACTCCTAACTGTGTGTGCGTGTTACGCTGAAAGCCTTATGGCTTTACTGTGCGTGAAATTGCTGCGGAAGCGGCGGCCATGAGTGGGCTGAGTTCAGCGTCCTCTGTGATCGTCGATTCTACCGCGGTTTGGGTTGTTTGGGACTTAACAGCTGGCTTGCGGAAGTATGATTCCTTGATGCTCTGAACCTTCTTAGAGAAGGTCTCGGCGTTCTCGAAATCAACATCCTCAACCAACGAAACGAGCTTGGCAGCCTCTGTTGAAGCGAGGTCCTTCGAAGCTTCGGCGATCACTTGCGTGCGCTCGAGCTTAGCGACTGACTCTGTGAGCTTCATGTTAGACTCTGTGGCCTTGAGCAGTTGTTCCTCGAGCTTGGCGACTTCTGTGTTGAGTGTATCAACCAGGTTCTCCTTGCCCTCTGGGACCTCGATGTATGATTCAGTGAAGACGTTCTTCAACGCTCCAATGAAGTTCTCGGCGATCTCAGTACGGAGTCCGGACTCGATGGCGACCTTGTTCTCTTCCATCCAGGTCTGAACAACATAGTTCAGATATGAATCAACCTTCTCGGCCAGCTGAGTGGTCACCGTGGCGACTTCCTCGTTCAGGCGAGCGTTGTAATTCTTCTCGATGAGAGCGACTTCGGATGCTACCTTCGTCTTGACTGCGGATTCAAACAGACTTGAGGCCTTTGAACGGAAATCCTCGGTGAGTGACTTTTCAGCCTGCAGAAGAACCTTCAGTGACTCATTGGTCTCGTCTTTGTCTTCTTCCTCTCCGTCGTTTTCCTTTTCACCAGCATCGGCCTCGGCATCGGTTTCAGTTTCCTTCTCATCCTCGCCATTTTCCTGGCCAGGCTGTTCCGGAACTTGCACCTCTGCTTCAGGTTCTTCAGCGGCTTCCTTCTTCTCGTCCTTATCGGTGCTATTGTCACCCGTCTGCATTGGAGCTGGCTCCTCGGCCTTCGGTGGCAGCGCTGGATTTGCCAGCGTGCTGTAGACATTAGCGACCTCTTCGGTCTTCATGTTGACTAACTGTTGGTATACGGCATTGATGAGACCTGCCTTCGTCTTCGGAGGTTCGGCTGTTGGTGCTGCATTAGCTGCAGCGTCAGCAGCGGCTTGCGCCTTTTTCTGCTCCTCTGGTTCATCGACCTTTCCAGGTCCCTGACCGACGTGGTCTTCCTTGCCGGCGTCTGCTGGTGCAGAACCGTCAATGGCGCTCTTGGTCTCGGCGTTTGCCTTTACGGCGTCCGTGGCCTCTGAGCCTGTCTCATCTTTCTTTTTGGATGACTCTTCACCCGAAACTGCAACCTCTTCAACGAGTCCATCCTTGCGTAGTTCCTCAACAGTGATGTCTTCGATCAGATCGAATTGACCTTTCTTGATTTTCTTAGACATGTGTGCTGTGTACTACTAATGTAGCGGTTATAGTTTTGAGAGGAAATCATTCCAAACCTTCAGCTGCGCCTCTGCGAGACGCTGCGAAGATGCGTTCTTAATTTCAGTCTCATACTTTTCAATTTGCTGAGCTTTCAGGACACCATTATCCCAGACCCATTCGACGCCCTCCATGATCCCGTTGACGAAAGCATCGGGAGCGGAAGGATCTTGAACAATGTCGACGGTGGAGAGGATGAAATCATCCGAGACCTCCATGATTCCGTCTTTGCCCTGTTTCAGCGATCCCATACCACGAGTAGAGACACCTAACTGGACGCCGCCTTCGATTAAACCTTTCACGATCTTACCCATCGGCGTGTCTAGTATCAGTGCCTTTCCGACAACGTTGTTACCGTCCCACTTGAGTTCGGTAATACGATGTGAAACTTTATCCAGGTTGACCGTCGGGCCATCTGGGTGATTCAGCTCACCCACTGCACGGCCGGTACGAACCTGCTCATTGATGTATTTCTCAACCGCCGGCTTCAGTACCCCCAATGGGTAGCGGCGACGGTTGCGATTCGGCTTTTCAGCCTGCATGAAGACTCCCTCGAGGCGGACCTTCTTGATTCCGCCCTCGGCAGCTTCAGTGATGTATTGTAGTCCTGAGTCGTTAAATTCGGTGACGAGTTTCATGCGAGATTAGCAATTCCACTTCTTGAGGGCGAGAGCCTTGCGCGTCGGCTCACCATTTGGTTTCTTCATAGGTCCCTTGACCCCAGACATACGTGCGCAGAAAGATTTGCGGCGGTTATACGCCTTGCTACCCTTCTTCAGTTCTGAAGGCTTCTTTGTGACTGGCGCCTGAAGATTTCCACCAGTCTTGCGGTTGTAGTAATCTCTTCCCTTCTGTGTCAGCCCGCCAGTTGAGCTCTTGTGGCCCTTGGCGTCAACCGCTGCCTCGTCAATAGCTTCTTCCTCAGAGAGTTCAACAGATTCTTCGACTGCCTGATTATAGATCTGACTTGCAACTGCCATCTTGCGGTCGTCTAGGGCAGCATTGATCTTCTCGGACATTGCACGGTTAAATGATTCCTGTGCGCCAGACGCGTCACCGGTCCTTAGTGCATCGATCATTGAGTAAATATTGCTGCTCATTTTGCGTAGTCTTATTTATAGGTTCAAATGCCTTGACTCTAGATATTAGGCTGACCGGTCAAATGTCTCGTTTGCAGAGATATCCTCGACACCGGCACCTGTATCCATCTGAGGATTCTCCATCATCTGCTGTGCGGCTGCATCAGCCTCTTCGCCCATTTCTTCCGCCATTTCATCGATATCTTCGTCGGTCTGACGAAGAACATGACGGCGAACCCATTTTTCAGAGAAATACTTTCCAACATATGGGCTAATGGCATTCAACTGGTTGATCCGTTCGGATAGAATCTCTGCATCCTTTAACTCGGAGAAAAAGTTATCCTTGCGGAAGTCGACACGGATGTGCTCCTTCAGCTCATCCCAATCTTCCTCGGTGATCACATTCTTGAGGAGTAACTGAGTGCGCAGGAGCTCCAGGAACACCGCAGAGAACTTCTTGCGAAGCTTATCGATGAACTTCTGGAAGTTGACTTCGTCGCGGGTGATCTCGGATGACTTGCCCAGGTTGAAACCATTGTCAGGCTCCAGGCGAGAGATCGGAACATTTAGCGAACGGTACAGTTTCTTCTGGAAGAAGAGAATGTCCTCGATCTGGGATAGGTTATCACCACCAGGAAGTGTGGTGATCTCTGTGCCGCGGCCACCCTCGCGACGTGGCAGCCAGAAGTCTTCCAGCATGGACATATGCTTGCGGTCGTCACGAATCTCACCGGTCTGGGCATCATAGACCAGCTTGTTGCGGTACTGGTTCATGATTGTGCGCATGTACTCTTCGGCCTTACCCTTTGGCAGGTTACCGACGTCGATGTAGAAGATACGACGCTCAGGGGCACGGGAAAGACGGTAGATCACCAGCGCATCTTCCATCATGCGGAGCTGGTTGACTGGCTTCAGTGCCTTGTGCAGAGGCGAAAGAACGCGCTTGCGAGAAGCATCAAGTACTCCGGATGTGATATAGCAGATAGCATCTTTGTTGATCTTTAGACCGACATCAGACTTCTGCAGTCCACCGTCCTGGTAGAGGTAATACTCATCCAGTGTACGTACCACACGGGCGCCACTGACAGGATCTGTTTCTTCCTTGATCTCGCGAACTTTACGAATACGTAGCGCGTCTACTCCACGGATTTCCTGGATACCATTGCGCGGATTCTCTTCGTCCACGATGATGTGATAGTACAGACGACCATCAACGTACCATCTACGGAAAATGTCCTGTCCGTTCAGGTTGAAATTGAGTAGGCGGAGAACATGATTGAACTCCTCCTTGATTGCCTTCTTGATGGAGTTTGGCTGCTCCAGGTCGTCCACGTTCAGATCGACCGGATTCTCGTTGTATTCGTGAACAATGCACTCGTTCACGATATTCTCGATTGCCATGTCGCACTCCGGCTGCTCTGCCGCGATGCGATACTTGCGAATGAGGTCAACATCGGTCTTCGCCGCGTCACCTTCCAGGTCCAAGTACTGACCATAGTACCCACCGGCTGCAATGGCCGTCGATCCATCATCCGAGGTCGGCGGAACAAATGATACCGCCTGCTTCTCGAGGTTCTTCCTCTTGATCAGCTCGCGATCGTTGGAGTCATCCTCCTTGCCGAATGTGAATCCAAAGAATTTGAGTGCCATGACGAGATGTTTTGTGGGGTTTCTTAACGAATAAAGGCGTGGGGGCCAAAAATACCCCCACGCCAATTATTTATTGAGGCAAAACTACCATTAAGTAGTCGTATTTGATTCCCAGTAGGTGACCTGGAACTCGACACCGAACTCCTCGATCGTGTTCTCTGAGTCATAGCTCAGATCAATCGCGGAGACGTTTGAGACCCAGCATCCGCGGAAGTCGTACTTCTTCAGTACGGTACCGTCCTTATTGAGCTGCTCAACAGCCAGGTCAGCCATATAATCCGAAGGATTTGTCAGACCAGTGTTTGCTGCATGCTGGTTGATACCATTCATCCAGCGCTCGAAGGCATTGCGGAGCTCGAATCCCGTGTCATTGATGACTGTGACGCCCCATGGTTCAAACACGCGGTCTCCCGCGATTTGAATCTGACGACCACGGAATGGGATCGTGATTGGAGCGATGAGTGATGATGGAAGAGCTGCGGACTTGATGAGGAAGGACGCAAGCTCAACATTTCCGGCAGCATAGGCAGGGAAGTTAGCGGTAACCTTGAACAGGTTATTGCGTGCTCCACCACCGACTAGCTTTGCCTTGAAATCATTGATTCCTAGATTAGCCATTGTAAGTGTTCTCCTTTAGTTGATGGTTTAGCTTCCAGTCAGCTCGGAGAACTCAACGCCAGTGCGAGTGGCGATAAAGTTCAGAGTGATGAAGTTGATTGAACGGGCTGGCTTGATGTAGATGTCAGCACGGAACTCGTTACGATCGATAACATCTCCGGTATTGTTCGTCTCATCGCAGACCACCTTGAAGTCGGTGATACCACGGCGACCCTGAACGTCACGCAGGAATGGCTCGACCATGTTGCGGAACATTGCGCGGGTGAACTCGTCGTTCAGCTCGAAGAGCTGGAACTTAGCAGCTGTGGAGATTGACTTCTCCAGAGTGATGAAGAGACGACGGACATTGATGCGATCGAAAGCCGATGGCTTGGCGAGGGCGGTCTTGTCTCCGTAGAGAACTGTGCCTTGGCCAGGGAAGCTGACGATCGGATTAATACGTGCTTTGTAGAGCGTATCGCGATCTGCCTGCTTTGGATTGAAGGCAATCTTGGTGACTCCGAGGAGTTGGCCACGATTGAATCCGGCAGGTGAGAACCAGGCATCAGCAACGTTATCTGTATATGCGCAGAGACCGGCGACATGTCCAGAAGCTGGGATCCAGCGGTAGACATCATTGTACTTGTCGTAGATCTTCAGCGCTGTGCTGTCGATGACAGCATATGAGGTCGAGGTCAGCGTATCAGCCCAGGCCTTGACATCGGTCGTTGGTGTGGCAGTTCCAACGCTATCCTCAGTTGGAGGAGAAACGAAGGCCACAACATCCTTACGGGCATTAGCGATCGAGATCAGCTTTGCTGCAATAGTATTAACACCATTCGCATCGTTGACCGAGAACAGCAGATTCACATCAACTGTTTCAGCGTCAGCGAAGAGATCGATACCGGTCGAGAGCTCGGCGGCAACAACCGATGATCCATTAACTCCACCAGCTAAAGCGTAAGTTGTGATAGTTGTCTCAGTATCAAATGCTATGGCTCCAGAAGCAACCGCTCCGGCGTTTGATAACACAGAGCTCTGACCATCCACATTGCTGGGGTGATCTAACCAGTAGATATACTTCGAATTTCCATTTATAACATTCTTGTAATAGTTCGTGGTGCCATCATCCTTAACCGCATCAGATGCCTGGGAAACCAATGCAAACTTTTCGAGCACTGTATATCGTGTGCCTGTGATTTTTCCATCAAAATCGATAACCACGATATGCATTTCATCGTTTGATGAACCAAACTTGGACGCATATGTGCTTGTACCAGGAGCGCCATCAAACTCGCCGGCATATTTCCAGGTTGTATACACGACCGAAGTGGATACACCGTTGACAATTTCTGTTCGAGTTTCAGCGGCATTAAATGCGGCTGAGCTAGAGCAAACCTCAACTTTGATAGAATTACCAAGTACTCCTGGATATTTTGCAGCCCAGGCGCCAGCGTTAGCCGAACCACCCGCATACGTGTTATCGTAAGATTCGCGATTCTTAATCAGAAGACCTGAGCTACCTCCAGACCCTGACGTCGCGTTCTTAGCCGATGTTGAACCAAGGACGGTTCCGTCCGAAACAACACGGACGACCTTGAGGGCGTTGGCATACTTCAGGAATGAAGCAGCGGTGAAAAATGATTTTGCGGTCGTGTCGTCTGGAGTTCCGAAAGTCTCGGCGAGTTCCTTCTCGCTGCTGACCGTACGGATCTCTTCGGCAGGACCCCAGTTGAAAGTTCCGGTGAATCCACCAATTGAGGTGGACACAGCCGGAACGACATTGGTCAAGTCAATTTCGTTGACCTGAACTCCGGGTGATACTTGGAATGCCATGAGTTTTTAGGATGCTCAAAGTTAGGGTTTG